CGATTAATATTTCCTTTATACATGATATAAGGCTCGCCAGTGGATTTACGTTTTCTCAGAACAGCTGTCCAGCGCTTACGTGCATCTTTATCTCCTTGTTCAAGTTTATCCATGAAAGTATCTGATACGACAACACATTGATGAACATTTAAACATTGGCGATTTACATCACCTTTAGGCTCTCTGATCTCTATCCAATCCCAAAAATCTCCATGTTCAATATCAATATTTACTGAAGCTGCACCACGACGAACGCTGCCTTGGTTAGTAGCCAGGACGGCAGAATCATAGATTTTACAGAAAGGAACTACTCCATCTGACGTACCATTTTGTGATATTTTTGATCCAGCAGGTCGAATTTGATTTACTCCGATTCCTACGCCACCTCCATGTTTAGCTAAGAGCATCATCTCTAAGTTTTTACCGCCAATATCTGCAATTGAATCTGCAACATCGATTCCAAAACAAGAAATAGGAAGACCCCTCTCAGTTCCAGTGTTTGAAAATACTGGAGTAGCTAAATTTAACCAACCTTTAAAAATATAATCAAAAAATTTACTAGCCATTTCAGGTTTTCCTAAACGCTTGGCAACAGTGGTTGAAACTCGCCAATAGGCGTCCTTCGGTTTTTCACCAATTAATAAGTACCCTTTAGATACGGTTTTTAAATAGATTTCTGTATGTCCCCATACAGGATAATCTACGCCAGCTTCCCAGCCGAGAGATTCTGCGAGTAAATCTACTTCACTTGTGTTTGATGTTTGCATATTTTATTGTGTCGTTTTAATCCTTGTTTACTAAAATGTTTATTACAAATAAGACATAGTTGATCTTTTTCTAATATTTTACCTTTATTCCATGAAGAAATTCCACGCTCTTTTCGAGTACTTGCTATTTTTTGTCTAGATTCAGCGGTATGTTTTTTACCTTGCATATACTGACCATTTTCAGATTTCCATTTTTCTAAAGCGGAAACTGCTTTGTCTTTACTGACAGGATTTAACATTGGATTATTTTTTAATAATCGGTCGCGGTTATTTTGTTTAGATTGCTGTGACGTGTTCCACGCAGTAATTACAGATTTGGATCTAACTCGATGAATTAATCCATTTTCTCCAGCATAATTTATTTGATTTCCGCCATTTCCTCGATTTGTTAAATTGTATGAGTTTGGGTTATCTTTAATTTTAAAAATATTTAAAAAATGCTCTTCAAAGCAGTATGCATCTTTTCTTGTTTTAAAAAAACGAAGTCTTTCGTGTTTAAAATTGGCTATTCCGTATTTTTTAATTGCTAACATAAGATCTCTACCTGAACCAATATATTTTTTCTTTTGTCCTGAGCCATAATAGAATTTTCCATTTATTAAATTAGTAGTTTTATAAAAATAGAACATCAAATTTACATTTTTTATTATTTATCTATGATGGCTGAATCTGGCTATTATTTAACTAAATAATTCGTCTTCATCCCAATTTTCTGACTCTCCAGATTTAGAATAATCAGTAGATCTAATTGCAAAAAAGTCGGTCCAAGTAGTTCCACCAGTTAGATGATAGAACCAATCTAAATTTGATGCTTTTTCGTCGTCATAGTGAAAAATAGATTCATATCCTAATTCGTTAAGTTTTTCGTTTGCTCTTTTTTTGATAAACTCTTTCAAATCGACTGCCTTTAAATTTTCAAGGTCTCCCATTTCAAACATTTTATCAATAAATTTAAGCTCCATCTCAACCATAAGATTTGCTGCTTCTTCTACCATCACCTGAACTGCATCCTTTAATTCAGGATATTCTTCGCACATGTGTCTAAATAATTGGCATCCCATTTTAGAATGTAAAGATTCATCACGCACTGACCATTTCATCTGTTGACCAATTCCTTTAAGAAAATTGCGCATCTGGAATGAATACAGCACAGCAAATGAAGAATAGAGAGAAACTCCTTCTGCAAAAGCCGAAAAGATTGCAAGCGAACGAGCAACGTCCTTACGAACATCTGCAGAATTTAATAGGTCTTCATGAGTATATTCAGCTTTAGTTTCTACTAAAAATTCAAACTTAGCTGCAGTTGCAGGTTCATGTAAAAAGGCCTTAAAATCTTCAAGGCCTAGCGTTTCATTCAAATAAGAGTAGGCGGTTGCATGGATTGTTTCTTGAGAGCCAAACATTATAGCCATTTGCTTGATTTCGTGTTTTGGGAACCATTTAGTTACCATTCCAGTCCAGTAGTCTGAGACCGCACATTCAGTTTGTGCAAAACCTAGCAAAATATTTCCAACTAGGTTTTTTTCAGACTTTGTTAAATTTTCATTCCAGTCCTTTACGTCGCCTTGCATTGAAATCTCGGTGTGTAACCAAAATGCTTGTGCTTGTTTTAACCAGCCCTCATTGTAGTAAACTGGATACTCAAAGGGCTTATATTCTATTCTTTCTTTAAAAAGTGTGCTATTTACCATTATTTCTACTTATTTTAGACAAACTGAGCCTATCATTAGCATCACTAATAACTAACTTTTTATTATTAAAGCGTATTTAGGAGTTTTGAAAGACCATTCAGTATTATTTATTCTGAACCGACTTTTGATGAGTTGATTTGGAAAAAATTAATTAATATTTTCCTCAACGAATTCAAACTTAAGACGTTTGTTAATTGGATCAACTTTAAATACTTTAACAAGTGGATACTTATTAAGGTTTCTTTCAAGATCCTTACGTTTTAAGGCAACTTCAAAATTCTCTCCGTCTATTTCAATAGAGATTGAATTATTGGCCTCACTGATACTATATCTAAAACTTTGATTTTCAGTTCTGTTTCTAAGAGTCTGCCATTGCAATTTCTCATTGTTTACTTGTTCAGGATTTAGGGTAAGAACAATACGATACTGACCGTTTTTAGAGGTAACATCCTTAACATAAACGTTAAGTTTGTCGCCAGACTTCATTTTCTTAAGAACTTCGTCATAGTTCTCAAATTCAGACTTATGTACTAATCCAGTATAATAATTTTCAAATTCAATAAATACTCCAAAGTCATAAGGTCTGTTAGTTAAGGTACCGACATACTCTTTGTCAAATTGAAGTTCACTTATCATTACTGGCATAGATGCAGTAACATATTTCTTATATGATAAGATGAAAAGATTGTTTGCTGCATCATAATTGTCTACCATAACAGTAAGGGTCTTTCCTAGGAGATCGCTAAAGTTATGAACTACGTTGGCTGCCGCATGTGATCCAGGAATAAAGCATTCAATTTCTTTATTGTAGATTGCAAGATAACCACCTTTAATTAATTTGGTGATTTTTACATCAAACCATGTATTGTTTTTTAAGTGATCGAAAAGTTCCTGTTTGTACGAAATAGAAAGGGCTTTCTTCTCAGACGCTAAGAATTCTCCATGTTGAGTCACTTTATATAGAGTAACAAGGAACTCGAGTTTTTCGTGTCCTTTTGCTAAATCGTCTAATGATTTTGAATATTCTCTAAATGGAATTGAGACCATGCATTTTGAATTTGATTCTTCTGCATAGATCATGCGATCTTGCGCAGAGATCGTTTTGGCTCTTACTTTGTAAACTTGACCTTCAGTTAGGTCTTTATTAAATTCAGTAATTCCGGAAGACTTGTCGTATGCAATCATTGCGTCATATAACGCTTGAGCATAGGGTTCTTTACAAAAAACTTTAACTCTGTTTTTTGTGTCTTCCTCGGTTAATTTAATTAATGTGTTGTACTTTCCAGTGTTCTGAAAAATTGAATCGTCGAAATTTGGTGAAATCATATAGGGTACGTTTAGTATTAAATTATACAACCATTTGGTATTATGGTTTAGACAAATGATCTAAAAAATCCAACTTTATCTGCAGCATTTGCAACAAATTCGTCTACGAATAAGAGAAACAGTAGATTTTTAGCTGTAAGCCTCTCCCAAGGAGGAAGATCATCTTGTGCAAGAAGAGGGTGTAACGATCTTAGCGCAAGAGAAGTGGCCTTAACGTCCTTTGTAGAAATTGCACCAGTCGCAGTATCTATGCTAGGAATTTTTAATGCTGGTAAAATAACATCTACTGCACCAGCGCCGGCAACGATTAACCCTGGCAATGGCGTACTCATAACTGGAGAAAGTATGGTCTCTAGTTGTTTAGCTGCCGCTTCAACTGCACTAGTATTAATCATTTTTACAGTTGCCGATTTTGGGATCTGTTTTTTAAGATTAGTGATGGCTAGGTGAATGGCTTCCGATGCTGGACCATATGGTGGAGCTTTATGTTGAACTGCTTCTAGTACGTTTAAGTTAACCCCTTTTAGTCCTTTTACAACTTTTAATAGTGTATAAAATGGCTCTAATAACTTCTCAATCTTATCAAAAATAAGATCAATAAAGTTTTTAATAATTACAAGAATATCTCCAGGATTAATATTTAAAAAGTCAATGTCTAGGGTCTGAAAATTAGGCAGTATATCTTTACGTGAATCGACTACAACATTACTTGAACTAAATTGTGAAGACGTAGCTTTTTGATATGGGTTTAAAAGTCCACTCGATGTTGCCGGCCCTGAGTTTGCTGCAGGATCATACTGTCCACTAGATATTGCAGATTTAGTCGAAGTATCGGGTTCACAATTTATAAGTTTAATATTAGGATCAAGTTTTGCTGCTTTTACTGAATTATTAATTACGGATTGCGTACCTGCTGCAAGTAAATTATTTTTTCCAGTAAGAGTTGCAGGTGAACTTGCATTAGGTTCCCTTTCGGAAGACTCACCATCTGGTAAACAGTTTGCGAGGAACGTAATAAGTAAATTAATCATTGGTTTTTTCAATAGGTTTAAATCTATCGTAACACTAGTTGGAAGAGCAGGCTGAGCGCCCAAATTAGGCGCTTTAGGTTCAAACAGGCCTCCCAAGACTGCGGCAAAAGAAGTAGCAAATGTTAATAAGTTTAGTGCTGGCAGAGGTATCTCTAGGCTTACTGGAATAATTTTCTTGACCATTCCCAACATTGCACCAGTAATATCATTTGCAGATATTTTTGTCTTTCCACCAAACATTGTTTTAAGGTCCGCAACTGACATTGAATCAACATATGAATTAAGTAAACCAAGAGCAGTTGAAAATATTGCAATTGCTGGACTTAAATCTGTTGATAATTCAAAAGGTTTCTTTTTACAACATGAAGCAAAAGGATTAAAATCAACTGACACTTGAGACAAGGCAGTCAGCGCTGCTGGAGTTAATGCAAATGCCTTTTTTATCTTATCCTTTTCAAGAGCAGCTGAAAGAGAAACTTGTTTTTCTTGTAATTTTTTTCTAAGATTGGTTTTTTTAACACCATCTGTTTCTTTTTCAAGTTGAGTCTGAGTATCTTTAATTTCTTGTTGGATTCCAGAAATACTAGGAACTTCTCCAGCGCCAGTAAGATCATCAATAAGAGTTTTATTAATTTTCTTTAATGCCGCTTTTATTTTTTCAGGTTCTTTTTCAAGATCAATTGTTCCTTCAATTGAAGAAACTGAAGAGATTGCAGATTTTACTTTATCTTTGCTTTTTGCAATTTGTCGAGTAATTAACTTTTGAACTTTAGAGTCGTCCTTTGAAAAGAATTGAGTACCTGAAATGCTTGAAAAATCTGCAACCTTAAGCACTAATTCTTGTATTCCATTAAGCTTAGGGTCAATAGTTGAAGTATCTTTAGGAATCGTAATTTTTGGAAATTTTAGTTTATCGAAATATGCCATTGCATCGTCTTTTACTGCTTGAATTTTAGCAGGCATGGTTACACCTTCTTCACCTAATTTTGCTCGTATTGAATCAATTTTAGTATCGTTACCCTCAACTAGTGCACCCTTCAACTCTTCCAATAATTGTGCACGACGTGATGCGATTTTATCTTTAAGTTTGTTTGAGGCGGAGAGTGCAGGTTTTCCTAATTCATCAATCCGATTTAGGAGACTCTTTTTAGTATCATCAATTATATCTTTTACAGATTCACCCTTATCAAGAAGCTCTGCAAGTTTTTCTTCTCCAGATTTAAGTCGATCATCTTTTGCTTTTTCAAAATTAGCCTTTTCTCTTTTTACTTTAGCTTGCTGATTTTCGTTACCTGTTCTATTGGCAGATGCCTCTTTTGCGCTAAGAATATTTTGTTGCATCTGTTGTTGCATTAATTCTTCTGGCGAGAGACCAAAATTTGGTGCATTTAATAATCGATTGGCTTTTGCTTTAGCAGCAAGCAAAGAGGCTGGCATTTGAATTCCAGGTTTAATTGACGCATCCTCTGCAGTATAACCAAATTGTTTAGATGGACCTTTTACTGTAAGAATATGTTGTTTAAATCCTGTGCTTGAAACAAAAAATACAACTGGTGAAATAAAGATTCCATTAATTGTTAAAAATAGAACGACACTACCTAGTGGTGTTGAAATTGCAACAAGCGGTATCCATATAATCGGTAAAGGGATTTTAATTAATCCGCCTGGATAAGGGATAGTTAGGCCAACTGGCCAATATCGTAATTGTGGTGGAGCAGTTGCATTTGGAATTGGTAATAATCCAACCAGGGTTGCAATTTTTGCAAACTCAATCCAATAACACATTTGATTCATATTAGGTAGAGTAGGATCTACTCCCCCAATAGTTTTTGTAAAAAATGGGTCAGACCCTAATAAACCTTTTGTTTCGCTACAGTCACTAACCTCTTTATCAATATTGTCAAAACACTCTGGACTCTTAGTTTTTAAGAGAGTTTTTATCTTTGCTGGATCGGGTTTAAGTTCAGATACACGCTGTTTTATTCTAGAGATTTCACTATCAAGATCAGCTAACTTTTGAATGGCTTCTCCGTTTTCTCGATTTAATTTTTGAATGGCAGTTTCTAAAGTAGTGCTCTCAGCAGGAAGAAATTTATTTACGTTCGAAAGAGCAAGTATTACTGTAATTTCTCTTTTTGCAATCAACTTCATAGTTGTACGAATTGCATTTTGTGCAGTGTCAATTATCTTTGCACGTTGTTCAGCTTTTCTGATTTCAAATCGGCTATCAAACTCATTATAAAAATTCTGTAGAGTATTAATATTTTGAATATAATAGTCAGCATTATTTTCTTTCTTTGTTTCAGAACCAGTACCCTTTAGATTAGGATCAACTAGCGCAATATTAGTAGTAAGCCCTCTTTCTTCTAATGAAAAGAATCTATTTACTGGGTCCTCGAACCAATTATAATAGTTTTGATATATTGTCCCAGTGGGCAATCCTCTATTCTCTAATGGAAAATTAGTAAGAATAAAATTGTTAGTGTTTTCAAAGAAAGAAGTCTTTTCAAGTAATGGACTCTTTCGAATAAGATAGTCTAAAGTTTCTTGGTATGACTCGCCGTTTTCTTTATTGAATTTCTCTTTTGTAGTACGAATATAATCAATTGTTGGAATCTGTAAATCAAGCTTAATATATTGATTTTGAAATACTTCAGTAATATTTGTTGGAGCAGCACCAAATCCTCTTAAAATAACTCCTTCTGAATAGGCTTCAACTTGTTGGCTAATGCTATTAATTTCAGAGGTAGTAAAAATATCATCATATAGAGTTTTAAGATAACCTGCAATATATTCTGAATTATTTAGGTTATTTAAAACGTCTCGATATAATTGATTGTTAAAAATAGGAAATGTTTGTTCCTTGGTTGTTAACTTTGTATTTTGTGCATCTATATCTCTAGAATTTTGATCAATTGTAGTTCTAGTTGCATTTACTAAATTTGAAGCATTTGTAATAGCAGTTTGATTTGCAGTACTCGAATATTGACTATATGCCGCTTGGGCAGCAGTCAATGCAGCTTCTCGAGTTGAAAGTTCAGTAGCAAGAGATGCTTTGAGAGTTTCAAGTCGGCGAAGTTCAATAATGAGGGGTGCAAACTCACCAAGTATTCGAGCAGCTTCATTCGCTCTTTCCTGATAGTAGATTGCAATTAAGGCATAATTATCTCGGTATTCTACTAGTTTATCTAATAAGATGCGATGCTGGTTATACAGCTCGATTTGAGCTTCAATTATTTTATTAGTCTCTTCAAGGTTATCAATACACTTTTGTACCTTAGTTGGGTCAGATTTAGGAACTTCAATATTTACATCAATTTGAGGCAACAGATCCGGCACAGCAAGATCGTCACATGGAACTTCAGTAGAGACAAAAGGCACACCAGTATCTCCAAGAGGGGTACATAATGAGTTGTTTAGTAAGTCATTAAGTTGTTCTTGGGTAAATTTGCTTTTTACCTCAGTTGGAGTTATTCCAAGGGCATTAGCTACTTCATTTATTAGGATGTCCAGTATTGAATACGGCAAAAAAAAGGATTATTTGTATAAGATTATTTATTAAATGCAAAAGAGACAGCTTGCGCTGTCTCTTTTTATTAAAGTTGCATAAAAATGGCCGTGATTACGCATCAACTTTAATACTATCATCACCAGCTTCCTCCATTAGAGTGCACTCAGTAGTAATCATCATGCCTGCAATCGAAACTGCATTTTCAAGGGCGGATCTAGTAACTTTTACTGGATCGATAATTCCAAGTTCAATCATATCGCAATATTTGTTATTACGAGCATCGTATCCATACTTAGGGTTATCTGATTTTTCTAATTCGTTTTTAATAACTTCAAAATTTTGGCCTGCATTTGAAAGAATCGCAGAAAGAGGAGCATTACATGCATCAATTAAGATTTTAGCACCAGTTTCTTCTTCTGAGTTTTCAAATACAATTGTACCATTTGCAATTTCAGCAAGTAAAGAAGCTCCAGCATTAAGTAATGCAACACCTCCGCCAGGAAGAATTCCTTCTTCGATGGCAGCACGAGTAGCACTCAATGCGTCATCAAGACGATCCTTTTTCTCTTTTAACTCAATATCACTGTACGCTCCGATTTTTAAGATTGCAACGCCACCTTCAAGCTTAGCTAATCTTTCGCGAATAACTAATTTTTCTGATTCGTTTTCTCTAAATTCAATTTGAGACTTAAGTTCAACGATTCGAGCAGCAATTGCGTCGCGGTCTCCTTTACCATTTACGATGGTAGTTTTATCAGCGACACAAGTAATTTTTTCGCATTGTCCTAACAGCGGACCAACCATGTCTGTAGTAATTGCAGTAATATCATGCCCTTCGTCTTCAGAAAGAAGATGAGCACCTAATACTGTCGCTAAATCTTTTAATTGATCTTTTTTGTTTTCGCCATATCCTGGAGAACGAACTGCGGCTACATTTAAACCTGCATTTACTTTATTTAAAATAAGGGTCTGTAAAGCATCTCCCTCAATACTGTCTGCAATAATCAATAAAGGTCTCTTCTTTGCAGAAGTATATTCAAGAACGTTTACTAGTCCTTTAAGGCCTTTGATTTTTCCACTATAAATTAATACGAATGGATCAATAAGATTAACTTCGAACTTAATCATATCATTGATAAAATATGGGGACATGAACCCACTATCGATTTGCATACCTTCTACTAATTCCATGTAGGTTTCATGAGTTTTGCTGTCTTCGATGGTAACTACGCCATCAAATCCAACTTCTTTCATTGCATCTGCAATAATTTCACCGATTTTTTTATCTCCATTTGCAGAAATAGTAGCAACGTTTTTAATTTGTTCAACGTCTTCTACTTTAATTGCGGAGCTAATTAATTTTGCTTTGATTAAGTCAGCAGCTGCATCCATTCCTTTTTTAAGTGACATTGGATCATAACCTGACTCAATTAATTTGATTCCCTTGTTTAGGATAGCTTGTGCAAGAACAGTTGCAGTAGTCGTACCGTCTCCTGCTTCTTGAGCAACATTTGATGCAACTTGTTTCACCATTTGTGCACCAAGATTTTCAATAGGATCTTTTAAAAAGATTTCGCGAGCAACGCTTACTCCGTCTTTAGTAATTGCATATTGGTTTTTTCTACCAAGAATAACATTGCGACCCTTTGGTCCAAGTGTTACTTTTACGGAATCTGCAAGCTTGTTTACGCCTCTCTTTAGGGCATTTCTCGAATCGGTTCCGAAGACGATTTCTCTAGGATTTGTACTCATATATTTGGATTATTTTTTTGAAGGTAATTGTAGAGTCTTTCTCTAAGATCTACTGTTTTATGTAATTGTGGTTTTTCGGTTGGTCCGATCCAGACTAAAAAAGCGCCCTTTGTTTCAAAGTCAGCCTCTTCCTGAAGCATTAATCTATACATGCTAAGTTGTATTGAATACCCATTGACTGAGTTATCCCAAAGGTCTTCAAAAGGATAGAGCAGTTTCTTAGCAAACTTGTCTTTTGCCATATCAGCATCGACGGTAAACTTTTTATTTGTTTTCCAATCGCCGACATAGTAATCTGGATCAAGTTTAAATAAAGCGTCCATTGTTCCGGCAAGTCCCCATTTTCTGGAAAAGAGGCGAAACTCTTGTTTTACTGGAGTTAGCTTATTTAATCGTTCAGCATATAATTCACGAAATCTATTTACTCTAGCTAATACTTCAGGGTGTTCAGGTTCAGCGGGATTAGTACCATTGTAATAATCTTCAATCCATTTGTGAACTTCTGTTCCTAGGTCCATTGCTGTATCAGAGATTTCTTTCCATTCGTTAAGAACTGACTGTTTACTGACTCCTTTCTTTTTAGCAACTCGGGCAGCAATTATTTCAGAATTAAATTTTTCTTTAAATTGACTAATAAAACCCGTAACAGACTTAAAAATCTGCACAGGCTTCTCAGTTTGAGGATCCACATACGTATAAGTATGTGTAGCTTCATTAAACTTAAAGTTTGGGTCTAGAAAATAATTGAGTTTTGATTCCAAGATTAATTGCTTTGTAGCTGGTAATCTTCTACTACCGGTAGACCAGAAAGTTTCAAAATTATTTGAGCAGTGGCCATTACGTCCTTTTCGCAGTATTTAGTGATGCGAGCAATATCTCGATCTTGCCAAAAAACTCGACCAACTTCGTCTCCTCGGATATCGTCCTTTGGAGTCTCTAAGCTAAGAGAAGTAGCTAATAACTCGAGTGAAGCAAAACTTTCTTGCCATGCACCAAAGCTCCACAATTCAGAAGTATCAACAAATGGCATTTCCCAAGGTTTTAGATTTTGTATTTGTAAACCTCTTGGTAATTGCGCGCCAGACATAATAATTCTTTTGCACATCATTGGAACATCAAATCGCTTAATATTATGTCCAACAAATTTATTGCTAGCAAATGAAGTAAAAACTTTTTGAATTCCAGCAAGAACGGGAGACTCATCTAATGCAGAATAACTCTTGATTAAGAGAGCCGGTTCAACTCCAGTAATATCATCTCCTTGAAAAGAGATTCTCCCAAAGGACGCGCATACAATACGACTAAATTCTGGAGTTAATCCTGCTTTTGCAACGTAAAGCTCTTCGTTACTCATCTCTTTATTTTCTTCGAAGCGAGTACGAAGATAGTCGCATCGTTTCTCCCACAGTTCAGCCATTTTTGAATTAGCCAAACGCAATTCGTCTAATGAAGAATAAGTAGATGCTGTTTCTAGGTCAAAGAAGACCATTTTTTGAATTTCGGGTTGTGTAAACATGTTATGTTAATTGAGGAGTTAAAATATTTTTTAAAGATTCACGAATTTTAGTTAGAGTTATGGTATTTTCAAATTTACCGTCGCAATAAATTGTTTGAAGACTTCCGCTGTTTTCAAATGCCCAACTTACTTTATCAAACAATTTGTAATTTCCATCAGTATCAGTTTCAACTCTTAATAGACCAGTTGCAGATTTTTTAGTTCCGTCATCGGTGATTGGGTCTTTAAAGATTTCACGACCTTCGGTTGACACTCCACTTAATTTTTGGTTTTGTATCTCAACGTATGTCGCCTTCATTGCAAATCCAAAAGTATCACGAGTGTTATATTGATAGGTGAATGAACCAATACCTAACACAACATTTGTTGACGCAAATCCCTTAGCCGCTAATCGTTTACAGATTTCGTCAGCTCTTTCGATTGTGATTGAATCTCCATAGATTGCTCCGATGTGAGGGTCTAAAACTTTGAATCCTTGGTTATTAATCGTTCCACCAAATACATCCCAAAGTAATTCAATAACTCCTTTCTCAATAGCATCGACATTTTCATCGTATGGATTTTGTTCATCATTCCATCTTTTACCACAGATAATATCTACTGGATCTCCAGAGTCAGGTCTAATAACTACTTTACCATCACGAGCAAGAATCTCTTCCTTTAATGTTACGATGTGTTCAGTACAGACTTTCCATAAATCCCAAGTATCAGAAACAATAGAAAGAATTCCAGTTGGATATGTGTTCATTAAGTTTCGGAATGTTTCAATTTCATCATCCTTGGTTCCAGCACACATTACTGAGTGTTCAGTTGCGTTTACACTACCTCCAATAAATCCAGTTTCACCATAAAACTTACGAGCTCCATAAATTGCAGGTAAGCCATCTGTTCCAGAAAAAGAGGTTAAGTGTGCAAGACCTGACGAGATGACTGCTTCTGCTGAATCCATTCCGCGCATTGAGAAATCATGGCCTTGCCAATCAATAAACCATGCACGTTCAGCATCTGTTTTTTCCATCCATTTTGTTAATACTTTACGGTATTGGTGTGCAATAGTTGCAGAGGTCATTGGCTTCCATAACAGGTTAGAAAGAATAGTCTCTAAATAATTTGTTACCCAATAGAAATCAGGATGAGTATTGTAGATGGTCAATACTGGCACCTTGATAGGTACTAGAGAACCTTCTGGCAAGGCTTTTACGTGGATCGGTAGATAACCTAAATCATGTAATGCTTCAAAGTGACTGGTGTCATAATCCGTACTTAAGTAAAGAGAAAGTTCACGTTTCATCTCTCCGCAAACTTCTGATTTTGGACGAGAAAAGAAGTCTCTTTCAAAAGTTTCGTGTAATTGTTGCATGACCATTTGCTGGCCAAATGATACGACTTGATTACAACCCTTCGGTGCGTACTTATTACTGCGAGGAGTAAAATTTGAATAAACTAGGGCAGTTCCTTTAGGATACTGCTGATGGTGACCGGTTTTATAACCGTCTGTTAAAAGTAATGGGTTCATCTTTTTTATTTTTTGGTTTTTATTTGGATAATTACGCTCAAGCCACTCGCGGACTTTTACATGGTTTATTTCATTTCGAACGCCATCAAATTCCATGATAGCAAATCGTTCAACTGCTTCATGTACAATCTGGTAGAGGTGGTCTCTTTCCATTTTATAGTTTATAATTAGTCATCGTTGTTTGTATTTAAAAAATCGCCATCAGCATCACAGTTTTGTGGATATCCATGCTTGCGAATATTCCAGTGACGAAGCGTGCGATTGTATAGTTTAAAGATAAAGCTAAGCGGCAGGCTGATTAAAATAATTACGCCTAACCAGATCCAGAAGCTTGAAAAAATAAATTGAAGTATTTCTATCATAGACAGCTATATAAAAGTTTTTTAAAGTTTTCGGAGTTTGGAATTCCGTATTTTTCACACACAATATCAACATTTCCTTTACGCCAGAAACCTTTTGGACAGCATACTTTTAATTTTCCAGTGTGAGCATAGAGGCCAAGTTCAAGCAATGAGATTGGAGACTTTGTCTCTGGTGAAAAGTACATGACAATAATATCTGCGGCATCAAGTGCAGTTAATTCCCAATTTACTTGTTGGTAAAATTGTGGGTTTTCAAATTCTTGAGTCCAACTAGAATCCCAATCATCTCGACGAGGATTAAAGATTGTAATATGTTGATCGTACTCTGCAAAAAAGTCTTCTGCGACCTTTTGCCAGTTTTCAGCAGTGCCCATTTCAATGGAACCAGCTAAAAATATTTTTTTGCTCTTGTAGCTATCGTCCTTAGTGATTGGATTAGGCGCTTTGATAATTTCTACCATTTTAGATTATGTTTAATTGTTTTAAAAATTCTTTACTTACTGTATAGTCTGATGATTCATCTGCTTGAATATCTTTTACTGAATTTGTACAGTATACTCGCTCACAATATGCAGATAAGTCAAATAAACCAGCACTAAATATTCCATGAGTTATAACTAAATAGATTTTAGCAGAAGGCTTCTGAACTTTGATCGCTTTTGCTAGCTCAATAAAGGTTCTGCCGCCATCACAAATATCGTCAATAATAACGTACTTCATCTCAGGATTAGAGTCATTTACGTTGACTTCAGTGTGTTTGATATAGCCGGTTTTAAGATCACGAACTTTAGTTGCAGTAATAATATTTGTAATCTCAAAATGCTGTGCAACATCAAATATTTTTTTAAATGCGCCAGCATCTGGAGAAACTAGTGTAATCCTCTCACGTGCATCATTGCGATTATCAATGTC